CAATGGCGATCAGGGCTGCAAGAATAAGGGGGGATTTCATGGTCGTCTCCAGATCCGTAAGCGGATAAGCGGAATATAGCAATCCGGGATCGGTGACGCGAAGCCTGAAGCAAGTTATTACATCTGAAACATGTTGCAGAATGAATGAATGCTCTTTTAAATCAGTGGGTTAAGGCTCAGATACCCGCCCTTTGATCCACACAATTTGGCACTTTTTCATGGCATTTATCAATGACTTACACCACTGTTTCTGTAAATTCTAGCGGCTCGCCCATCAGCCGTTCCATCATCGCCTCGACAGCCGGCGAATCGCACGGCGCGCCCGCGATGACCACCAGCTGCGGCAGCCGGTCCTTGTGCTCCTGGTGAACGGTCAGGACGTGGCCACCGCCGCCGGGCGTGATGGAGTGGATCTCGAAGTCCATCACCGATGCTCGAGATACCGGCTGGCACCGAACACGCGCACCGCGGCCCACATCGACCGGCGCCGCCACGCCGGCACGCCGCAGGCCTCCAGCGCTTCCAGGTACAAGGCATCGGCCATGTCGCGCGGCACGAGGCCTTTTTCATACGCGAAGTCGTGCACCACAGCCGCCTCGTCGCCGATGCCGCCAAACAGCCAATACGTGAGCGGCGCGCGCGGCACGCTGGCGAAGTCGGTCACGAACCCTTCCGGCACGGTGACGCGCAGGTTCAGCAGGAACGAGTCGAACACCAGCGGTGCGAGCAACACGCGATCGCACGTGGCCAGGTCGACCCGCTCCGTGCGCAGGGTGGACAGGAAGCGCGGGCTATTTGCGGACATCGCGCACCTCGTCGCCGGTGTAGGTTCCCTGGCAGGTCATGGCCAGGTTCGAGCAGCCGGGCAGGGCCAGGAGCAGGGCGATCAAGAGGATGCGTTTCATGGCGTGCCTTTCATGAACAGTTGGAATTCAGCCGCGCGCCGGCGCACCAGCCCGGGCAGACGTTTGCCGCCGCCATTCCCCCACAGGGGGAGCTGGCAGGCGGCTTTCTTGTACTCGCGCTTGTTGAGCAGAATGAGCATCGTCGACTCAGCGAGCCGGCGCGTGCCCAGGTTGTAGGTGAACGAGCACAGGGCGTCGAACTGGCCCTGGTCGAGCGGCACAGTCACCAGTGTGCGCACGGCGCGCGCGGCCGGCTCGACGTCTTCGGTGCACCAGGCGTCGGCCTGCGCTGGCGTGCAGGTATCGCCCATCTTCACGCCGCGAGTGCGGCCGTAACCGATGGTCGGGATGCCCGCTGGGCAGATGTAGGCCTTCAACCGCAGGCCCTCGAATTCTTTGATCAGCGCGAAGCACTGTTCGGACGGTTTCATGATCAGCCCCTCAGATGGGAAATGAACCAGGTTGCGGCGCTGCCGAGCGTGCCAGCGGCGCCGCCGATCAGCATCAGGGTCTTCCAGCCGCCGCGTGCTTCGGCAAGCTGGTCGAGCACGCGCTCGAGCTTTTCGGACTGCGATGTGTTCGTTGCGTCCATGCGCGCGAGAGCGACCTTTACGTAGGTCAGCTCCACGACCATGGCTGCGATCTGGATTGCGTTTTCACGCTCGATACGGGTGGTTTCCATAGAAACCTTTCGGAAATAAAAAAGGCCGCTCCAGGGCGGCCGTATAATTGGTAGAACTACATGGGGATCACATGGACGACAACGTTTTGCGCGCCGCCGCCTCTGCTGCTGGTGTTACTTTTTACTCCCTCCTATTCGCGCATCTGAAGGCCCAACTGCGTAAATCCAGGGATCGCCACGGGTGCGACCTTCCGGAGCGAATTGGCCGCGCCTTGGGCCGCCTGTGGGCGCGAGGCGACCGCTGCTACCAGCGCGCGCTGCGCCGGTGACATGTAGGCCGCGCCGCCCGCCAGCAGGCTGATCGGGATGGCCGGGTTCACCATGCCAGAACCGAGTGCGCCGGCACCCATCCACATGCGATCGGCCGTGCCGCTGTTCGGCACCTTGCCGGTCAGGACTGTCCGGCCAGCGTCGCCCAGGTCCTGGCCCAGCGCCGAGCCGCGCGCGAATGCGCCCTTGTCCTTCGACTTGTCCAGCGCGCGCACTGCGTTCTGGAACTGCGCCACGCTGAACCCGCCGTCTTCGGCGCCCAGCTTGCCCGCCGCGTTCTGCACGCGCTTGAAGTTGGCCCAGCCGGTGTTGACGGCTTTCAGTTCGTCAGCCGCGTCGCCGGCCTGGCGTTGCAGTAGTCCGCGCAGTTCGTCCTGCAACTGGCGCACCGCCGGGGCCAGCCGGCCTTCGTAGATGTCCTGTGAGCCGCCCAGCTTGCGCGCATCGGCGCCGAGCTGGCTTTCCACGCGCTTGAAGCCTTCCGACGTCAGGATGCCGTACTCATCGAACGCGCCGTTCATGTCGTTGAGCACCATCTGGAACTTCTGCTTGGCCGTGTCCGACAGCACGTCACGGTCGACCATGTACTGCAGGCGCGCCACTTTCGTGGTGAACTGATTGTCAATCGGCACGCCGCCAATCTTGCCCAGCACGCTGTCGTAGCGCTCGCGCAGCGCGTTCTCGGTGTAGACGATCGCGTCGCGGCCAGACTGGCCCGCTGGCAGCTTCTCGCCGATCGGTTTGAGCGCGCGATTGAATGCCGCGCCCTGGAACTGCTCGTTGGCCCGGTTGCGCGCGCCGCTGATGGCATCGCCCATGATCGGGACGCTCTGCAGTTTTTCCTCCATGCGACCAGCCATGCCACCGAGTGCCTGTCCGATCGTCGGCGTGACGCCTTCCTTGCGCAGCAGTTGCAGGTTCGTGTTGCGCGATGCGTTCGGGCTGACGACCCGCGCCAGGCCAGCGCCGAGAGCAGGCAGCGCGCCGCCCGTCGCCGCGCCGGTGGCGACCTGCTGGCCCTTCTCGCTCCAGAAGTCACCGCTCGCGACAGGCGCCATTGCCGCCGATGCCGCGCCGCTGGCTACGCCGACGCCGATCCGGCCCGCCAGCGATGCAGCAGCCGGCGCGCGCGTCGCAAGCGCAGCATTGGCCGGCGACAGCACGTTGCCGAGCAGGCGATAGCCGTCGATGCCGCTTTCGCCGCCTGCCGTGCGCTGGCCCGCATATTGGGCTTCACGCTCGCGCACCTGCTGATCGACGCCGCCGGCCGGCAGCCGCGCCACCATCCCGGTCTTGTCGGCCAGCCAGTTGTTCGCCTGGTTGCCAGCTTCGACCAAGCCTTTCGGCAGGACGTTCGTCAGCATCTGCGCGCCGCCGTGGATCGGGTCCATCATGCCGAACTTGATCTTGTCCAGCGTGCTGAGGCCTTTCGGCTTCGGCCCGGCAGGCGCGGCAGCCGCTGCCGGCGCTGCTGGTGACGCGGCGGGTGCGGCACCTTGCCCGCCCATTTGCGCGGCCATCATCTGCTGCGCCTGCTCGGGCGTGGTCCCTTCTGGCACCTCGAACCGGGCGACCCGGCCGTCTGGCATTGCAAAGCGTGCGATAGGCATTATTCAAACCCCAGGAATTTTGCGCCACCGGCATTGTTGCCGGCCGGCGCCGCGGTGTTGGACTCGTATTTTTTGTACATCGTCCGCAAAACGTTCAGTGCGGCCTTCTTCGTCACGTTCGGCACGGTCGGGTCGCCGATCTGCGCCGCCATCTGGCGATACAGCCCCATGTCCATATTCGACTGCGGGCCTTCCATGCGTGGCTGGGCCATCATGATGTTGCCCTCCAGTACCTTTAGCTGCGCGATGCTTTGCGCACCTGCCGTCGATGCGCCGAACACGCGCGCGGCCTGGTCGATGCCGGCACCACCATACGAACCTGTCGCGCTCTGGATCAGCCCCTCGGCCTGGTCGATCAGCGGCAGCAGGTTCTTCGCCGCTGCGGTCTTCTTCGCCGCCGTCTCGCTCTGCACTGGCTGGCCATTCATCATCACAGGGCGGGCCTGGCCCGTGCCCTTGTCGACGAGCATCGGGCCCAGCGTCGGGTCGTTGACCAGTTGCGTGCGAGCGCCTTGGCGGTTGACCTCGTTGGCTTCGCGCTGGCGTGCGTCGGTCATGTTCTGCGCGCGCATCTGCGTCTGCGCCGACAAGGCTGCATCAGGAGAAACGCTGTTCGTCATCGAGCGCACCGTCGCGCCGGTGTACGGGTTCAGCATCTCTGTCGATCCGCCGCGGTTCACCGAGTCAAGCTTTTCTGCTACCTCGAGCGGGACCGGCGCACCGCTGGTGCCATCCTCGAAGAACGGCGCGAACATGGCCTTGCCGTTGCTCAGCACCTTCTCCCAGCCCTTGACCTTGGGCTGCAGCTTGAGCGCCGATTCTTCGGCGACGTCGGCCAAATCAGGGCGGTCGTTGTCTCGCATGTACTGCGCTTCCCGCAGCCGCTCTTGTACCAGTGCGTTGCGGTTCATGGCTGATGGTGCCGCCGGTGCCGCGCCCATAGGCTGCTGCATCTGCTCGCCAGGCGCGCTTACGACCGGCGCCTGGCCATTGAGCAGGCCCTGGAACATCGCCGCACCGGAGCGGTCCTGCGGCGCCTGTGCAGCTTGCTGTGGCTGCTGCTGGGCACCACGGGTGGCTCGGTACGAATTCGCCAGGGCTTGCGCTTCCTGAGCGCGCTGGCGCGCCAGCTCCTGCGCTGCGATGTCGCTCTCCGCTCCACGAATCTGCAGGCCGCGCATCTGGCCGATCTGCTCCTGCTGCCGCGCCTGCTGCGTCGCCTCCTGGCCGGCGGACAAGCCGCGCCCCAGGCTCTGGTACAGGCCGCGCGGCTGGAGCGATGGTCCGGAGTCCTGCATGAGCTGCGAATAGGCAGCCATCAGCCCTTGCTGCTCCGGGTTGCCGTTGAAAAGGCCGTCGAGTAGTCCTGCCATGATTTTTCCTTACCAGCCGAAGCCGAGTGATGGTACTTGGAGCGTCGAAACCGATGGGTTGTAGCTGCCGGCCGAGCCATTCGTCTGCAGCGAGGTCGACGCCGGGCCGCCGAAGCCCAACATGTTGCCCAGGTTCGACCCAGCATTGGTTCCGTTGCGGATCGCGTTGTAATCGGTGCCGCCGCCAAATGCCCCGCCCAGCTGCGCGCCCATCAGGCCACCGCCGACACCGGCCGCCACCGGGTTGTTGTACAGAGGCTGCGAAGTGGTGCTCGAGTTGTTCGCGCCCAGGTAAGGCGCCAGCAGCGAGTTTACGCCCTGCGCCTGCTGCAGCTTCCAGTTATCGTTCGCATTGACCTGGCCTGATGCTTGGCCGGACAGCCCCGAGAGCATGCTGGCACCGTTGAGCAGCTGGCCGTTGTTCTGCGCGTTGGTCGAGAGCTGCGACTGCTGGTTGGCCAGCCCGGCTTGCTGCTGCAGACCGGCGTTGTATTGGCCAGTCTGCTGGCCCAGGCCCGCGTTGAACTGGTTGTTCTGCTGCGCCATGCTTGCGTTGTTCTGCAGAATGCCATTGTGGGTGCCGACGTTCATGAACTCGGCCTGGTTCTTCGTGGCCGCGTCTTGCTGCGCGACGCCGTACTGCTGCGCGCCCAGGCCCTGCGTCGCGGCCAGCTGCCGGTTGCGGTCGGAGTCGTACGCGCCGGCCTGCGCTGCCACGGCCGCATCGGTATTGTTCTGGCCGAACTGCGACGCCGCGCGCGACAGGTTGGTGTTCATGCTGTCGATCGCCTTGCCTTCGGCGATGCCTTGGCGAGATCCGCCGAATTGCCCGCTCAGCACCGAGTTGCCGCGGATGCTGCCCAGCACATCTTGCGTGGCTGCCTTGGCGTCGGTGACCATGCTACCGAATGCGTTCGTGCTCTGGTTGATGCCCTTTTGAATGCCGCCCGTCAGGAACGGGTTGGCACCGGCCGGGCCGTTGATCAGGCTGTCGTACGAGCCGGACAGGTTCAAACCGTTCTGCGCTGGCGCCTGCACCATGTTGCCGGTCGCCCAGGCGGGGCCGCTGACCTGCGCGCCAGCAGCTTGTGCGCCACCGGCCTGCGCGGCCTGCATCGTCGGCGCCTGGTTGCCCTGCATCGACTGCATGGCGGCATTGCGCACCGCGTTCATGTCGGTACCGCCGTTGCTGTTCAAGTAGTCGGCGTTCACATTGGCGTAACCGGTGGCGGCTGCCGAGCGCGGGTCGTTCATCATGCCCTGATACTGCGACAGCAGGCCGGTCTGGCCGCCACCGCCGAACAGCATCTGCTCCATGTGCGGGTCCATCTTCTGCTGCTGCGTGGTGGTCTGCGATTTCGGTTGGCCGCTGCTGCTGGCCATGCCGCCCAGCGCGCCACCAATGGCGCCGCCGATCGGGCCTCCCAGGAACGTGCCCGCGATAGGTGCGGCGATGCCGACGAGGTCTTTCAAAAAGCCCATGATATTGTCCTTTAGGTGGTGTGTTTGGCCAGGGTCAGCCGAGGAAATGCCAGGTGCCGGTGCCGTAGCGATACAGGCCGGCGCCGCTGCCGGGGTTCCAGCTCGTGCCGTCGGCATTCCGGTACATGCCCTCGCGCGGCTTGGCCGGCGCGGCGTAGACGACCGGTGCGAAGCCTTCGGCGACAGCATCGATTGCCGCTTTCAGCTTCGGCAGTTCTTCCCGCAGGAAGCGCTGCAGCTGCGCGGGGTCGGCCGGCGGGTCGGCTGGCTGATAGCTGGTCATGTTGCTGTTGGTCGGTCGCATCAATATTCCCCTGCGTCATCAACTACGAGAGCGAACCCGTCGAGCTTCCAGCTGAACGCGGTGCCAGTCTCGAACCGGATGGCCAGGTATCGCCCGGAAATGAACCGATCAAGCTTGATCGTGCTGCCGATCGTGTACGTCATTGGCGCGGCCCAGGTCGGCTCATCGTCAGGGCCGTTGGCCGTGCCCAGGCGCACGATCACGGTCCCGCCACGGTTGCCGGTGATGCGCGGCCGCACGCCGGAGATGATCTTGATCCGCTCGGGCGCGTCGAACGCCAGGCCACGCCGCTCGAGGTAGGCATCCGGCAGCTTGCCGTCGAAGCTGCTCGATGCGTCCAACAGAAACAGCTTCGTGTCCGCGCTGCCCATCATCACGCGCGCGGTGTCAGGCGTGTAATCCGGCCCGTTCCAGGCGGTCAGGTCGGTGTCCCACGGCGCGTCGTCTTGGTTCCAGTTGCCGGCCAGCGAGTTGTCGACCGGGCCGTAGGCTGCGTACGTCACGTTCGGCAGGCTGCGGAAGCTGACCGTGTTGTCGACATAGTTGTACACCAGCGCCGTGTCGCACCAGACCGAGCCAATCGACGGGTAACAGACGAAGATCTCGTTCAGGAACGGGTTTTTGAACACGAACACCTTGGCCTTGTTGGCAACGTCGATGCTCTGGAAGAAGAAGCGGCGCGCCTTCTTGTCGAGCACCGAGCGGGCCGAGAAGCCGTCATGGATCACGATGTCGCTACCCGTCACCGCGAAGTGCATGTTCTGCATCCCGGTGTCGAAGTCGACAGCACAATTCATGTTCAGCAGGCCGCTCATCCCCGAGACCTTGCGGGACTTGAGGATGAACGCGCCGCCGATGTAATCCAGCGCCCAGGTGCTCGATTCCTTGTAGATGATGAAGCTGTCCTTGAGGCCCAGGCCGTCGACAATCGGGTCTTGCCCCTCTGCCAGGTCGAACTGGCCAGCGTCCTGCACCTGGTTCGTTTCATCCCACGTTGTTGGCAGGCTGCCCGGATCCGCGAGGTTCGACCACTTCACCAGGAACGGGTTGGGCGAGCCGGCGCGCACCACGTTCAGCGCGATCATGAGGTTCTTGTACTGGCGCAGCACCTTGCATGAGGTGTTCGTCGGCCAAGCTGGCAGGTCAACGAACTTGTGCGTCAGGTTCGTGTCCCAGTACATCGGGGCCTTGCCGTCGCCAGCGTTGAGCACCGGGATGCCGCCGAACACGAAACCTGACCAGGCGTTGACCTGGCCGGTGCGCGCGCTGGCGTGCGTGATATCGGTGTGCACCGAAGCGCCCGAGGCGTTCGACACAGCGTATTGCTTGCCCGCCGACGTGTACAGCCAGTACCGAAGCCCGGCCACGTTCGCCTGCAGCAGGTACTGCGGCGGCTCGGGCGGCGTCAAATACACCTGGCCATGCCCGAGGAACTGCAGCGCGGCGCCGTCGAGGAAGCGGATATTGCGCGCGTCGGACCACGCGCCAGGCGGCAATTCGGCAGGGGAGATGTCCCGCACCACGCCCAGCGCGCCGGTCTGGTCAAACTTGATCGATTGTGGCATGAGGCCTCACAGGTAATAGCTGATGACGATGGACCCGCCAGAGGGCACCACGACGTTGTAGCTGCCGCCGGGCGTCACAGCCACGTTGGGGACAGTGCGCGCCGTGGCAGCGCCGGCAGTGCCGCCGACGAACGTCTGGCTAAAGCCGGTGGAAGATGCGCCAGTTGTGGCTGATGTGCCGCCAATACTGGTGCGCCGGAATACGTAGCAGGTCTGGTATCCGACATAGGTCTGGCTATCAGGGGTCGCCACTCCGTCATCGCAGTAATTGGATGGGGTGTTGCCGGTGAAAGGACCGCTGGTGGACTCTACAACTTCCAGTTGGCCATTGCGCTTCGTGAAGTACGTCGTCTCGTCAACGAAATAGGCCGGGGTGCCAGGTATTCCCGGCGTCCCGGGCGCGCCCTTGCCGACAATCGATTCCAGTTTCGACACTCCCTGCGGGATCGCCACCGTGGCATTGGCCGTGTATGGCAGGGTGACCAGCTGCGGGCGCCGGCCAAACACCAGGGCCATGAACCACGGTTTCATGACGCCTTCCCGTACACGGTCCCATCACCGTACGAGAACAGCACCACGCGCCCGCGCCCAGCAGCAGGGAAGGTGATGCCCGAGGCACTGAAATTGGTCGTCTCGGTGCCGTCGCTCTTGATCCAGGTGATACCCGTCGTGGTCAGCGCGATCGTGCCGTAGTTGGTCAGCTCGAGCAGGATGCCAGCCAGGCGGCCAGCAGGAAACCCGGTCGCGGTCAGCGTGTGCGTCCCGGTGGCCTTCACCTTCTGGCCTTCGCCCTTCGCGTAGTCGATGACGACGGTGCCGGTGGCGATGTCGCCGTTGTTGAACACCGGGTCGCCGCGCCCGTCCAGGCTGATCCAGGCGCCCACGCTGCCCGTCGAAGCGAACACCTTGCCAGCGTTCAGCGGGTCGGCCACGCCCGGCACCGTGCCGGAAATGACCAGCTGGTCGACGTAGTTCTGCGTCACGTTGTCGAGGCGGAAGCGCGTACCGTCGTAGAACGCGGTGTAGAAGCGGCCAGCGGTGATGTCACCGGCCACCAGCGGCACGCCGGCCACGCTCACGACTTCCTTGGCGCCCAGGCCCGAGATATTCAGCGTGGTCGCGCCCGTGTTCGACACGGTCGGCACGAAGACGGCCAGCATCTTGGCGTTGTAGGCGGTCAGCGGCTGCGCTGGCGTGAGCGTGTAGGCGTTGACCGCGCCGCCGTCGGCGCCGGTGACCAGAATCGCGCCCAGGAAGCCCGCGAAGCTCTGGCGCAGGCCCTTCTTGATGTTGCGGACGTGGTCATCGCCTTCCGACTTTGGCTCGGCGCCGGTCGGCGTCAGCGGGTTCAGGTCGCCAATATATGCAACGGTTTCAACAGCCATGGTGTGTTTCCTTGTGGGTCAGGTTGGGGCGCGCAGGGCCATCGTGCCGACGCTTTCCCAGTCGTCGTTGTCGAGCGCGGCAATGGCGGTCATGTATTTCGCCTCCCAGACTTGTAGGTTCGGGGTGTCGCGGATATGCGTCAGCGCCTCGCACATGGTTGCGGCCAGATAGACTTCGGGGTGCTGCTCAATCAGCCAGTTGGTGCCGGCCGAGTCGGCCAGCGCAGGCACGGTCGAGCGCACCATTGCCGACAGCGTCACCGCCTCGCCTGGCGCCGGCCCGACGTACAGCGAGTTGCCGATCTGCGTGTAGTGCACCGGCATACCGCCGGCAGTCCCGCGCGCGTACTCGGTGTTGAACTGAGCCGGGCTGAGGTAGCCGACCGGCCCGCCGCCCGACACCGCCAGCGTCTTGATCGACAGGATCGACAGGGGCAGGGTGATCGACTGGCCAGATGCCGGCACGGTCAGGGTGGCCACGGCCTCCTGCAACTGCGCGCGCAGGTCGCCGTTGATGCGGTTCTCGGCGAGCATGACGAAATCGGCCATGAACTCGCCCAGGTCGGTGCGGTGAAGCCAGCGCGGCACCGCGGCGATCAGCCAGTCGTAATCGCGGCTTGCGTTCGTGCCGACGGTAGTAACGATGATGGTCATGTGTTTTCCCTCAGTTCGAGCCGATCCAGTTCCAGGACGGAGCCACGGAATAGGTAATCGAAAGTGATTCACCCGGCAGTAGCATCAACATGGCACCGGTGGTGAAGCCGGACGCGATGCTGTTGATGCTGATAAGGGAGATCGTCCCGCCGTTGATGAATACGCGGGCCGCGCAGCCGTAGTTGTTCGTGACCGTCACGCCAGAAGCAGGCATGGCAGGGGAGCCAATGCGATCAGTCCCGAAGAAGCCCTTCACGCCTTCAACACGATTACCGACTCCGGCGATGCTCCCGCCGATCGCGATAGGGACGTTTGAGCTCAGGTCGCCGCCGCGCACATGCGTCTGCGTGTTCGTCCCGTCGAATGCCAGGCCCTGCGCGCATCCTTCAACCTGCACGTCATACAGGCGGTTTTTCGATGTGTTCGACAGGAGAACGCCAGTCCCGTTGGTGTCGTAGTAGCCACCGATGTGCACGCCGCGAAGCGTGTTTTCGGAGGCATCAGCGCCGATCAGGGCGATTGCCTTCGACGTGGTGCCAACTGCCGACGAGGTGATCTTGCCGCCGTTGACCTCATTGCCAACGCCGGCCGTAATCAGGATCGCGTTTGTCAAGCACTGGTCGAAATCAACATTGCTCAGCGTATTGACGATCGGTGCCTTGTTGATGCCGCCGCCCTTCTGGAACACGCAGCCAATGCTGTAACCGACCACGAGCGAGTTTTCAATCGTGATGCCCTGGCAATCGTTCTCGATCAGGATGCAGGTCCCCGTATAGTTGCTGTCGTTCGTGACCAGTCTGGAGACGCGCACGCCAACAGCGCGGCGGAAATAGACGGCCGGCGACTGCACGCCCATGCCGTTGTTCTCGATCCGGTAGTTGTCGATGATGGAGAAAACCGAGCCGAAAGCCGTATCGACGGAGCTCCACATTTTCATCGAACCGGATTTATTCGTGGGCGTACCAGCTGACACGACGTTCCGGACGCGATGCAGCCCGCCGCGGTCGAACTCGAAATTGGTGAGGCACCCGTAGAAATTCATGCTCTCGAGGGCGACTCGGTTGCAGTGCGTGAACTGCATGCCCTTGATGCCAGTGTGCGCAGCGCAGTAGATCGAGAATCCGCCGATCTTCACGTTGGCGCCCGAGGATGACGCAAACACCATGCTGAACATCGTGATCGCGTCTGCATTGGGGATCAGGAAGGCGCTGTTCACAGACTTGCCGACGACGTCGACACCCGGCTTCAATACGATTGGCCCGCACAGCCACGTTCCATCGGGGACGGTAACCGCGCCCGGCCGACCCGTTGCAGCCACCGCGTCAATCGCAGCCTGCAGCCCTGCGGTGATGTCGCCGCCAGGCTGCGCGGCAACGAAGTCGAGCGCGCTTACGTTTTCATTCAGCTTGTTTTCCGTCGTGCGAGCCACGGAACCGGTGCCGCTGAGCTGGTAGCCGATTCGGCTTGCGGCGCTTGGCAATGCGGCCTGCGCCTGCGTCAGCGGTTGCGCGTCATCAGGGTCGTAAAGGTCAATCGGGCGCTCGTACGTCTGGATTTGCGGACCAGAGAAGGTCAGCACATAGTCGCCATTTGCCGCGTAGAACCCGAAGCGCCCGTTGGCATCCGTGGTCATCGGGTTGCCCTGCGTCGTCGCGCCGTTGTCGCTGTAGATCGTCGCCAGCAGGCCCATGGCCGTCTTGACGGTCACGGATACGCCCAGCAGGGGCTGCAGCGAGCCATTCACGCGCGAGGCGAGGTTTTCTTCGAAGTTCTGCATCTGGTTGTCCTTAGACTGAGGCTTTGTCGATGACGAAATACGCGTTATCGGGATCGCGCAGGAAGCGCGTCATCAAGGTCGGGTCGTTCATCACGTCCCCGAAGTTCTTGCCGCGTGCGCGCGCCCACGCATCCATCACGGGGATCGGGATAGACGCCGTGTGGCTGTCGCCCATCGCAGTTCGGTGGAATCCTTCGTTGTGCAGTGCCTTGGCGCGCTCGATGACGCTTTGCACGTTGGTGACAGACTCGATGGCGCACTTGCCGTCCTGCTCGTCGTGCAGGTACTTGGCGGTTACACCGTCGAAGCTGAGAAGTCTTTTGGCCATAAAAAAACCGCCCGAATTGCTTCGAGCGGCCCGTTAAATGTTGATCGTCTTACGGTTGCAGATCGCGGATGATGCCCGAAGCGGCTTCGTTCTTGCTCTTGAAGGTCCACTCGGTGTTGATCAGGCGCTTCCGGCTGTCGCCGGTTTCGGCCAGGTCCTTGCCCTTCATCGGGCGCAGGGTCATCAGCGCGAACATGCTGGTGTCCAGCAGGAACACGTCACGGTCACGCTGGTGGCGGCTGTTGATGATCGAGTAGCGGCCAAACGGTCCGACGTAGACTTCGACCGTGGCGTGCAGGGTCTTGTCTTCGGTCTTGTCGAACTTGGTGGCGCCGCCTGTGAAGCCGTCGACGGTCGAGCGCAGGGCTGCCGGCACGAACAGGCGGTCAGGGTTGCCACCCGACGACCAGCATTTCTGTGCCACGTCTTTCAGCATGGCCTCGGTCAGGGTGCGCAGCGTGCCATCGGTTGGCGCCGTGTTGGTGTCCGGGTTCGGGTTGGCGCCGCCCACACCGAAGTTGGCGTTGGTGGCCAGCCAGCCCAGCAGGCCGCGCGCCTGTGGAGCAATGCCGGCAGCCGCTGCGATGGACGTGGTGTTCTGCATCACGCCGAACTCGATGTCCTTCTTCAGCTCGACCATGATTTTCGAATCCTGGTAGGCGATTTCGGACTTGCGGCCAGCTTTCTCGACGGCTTCCTGGGTGCCGGTCACGGCGTAGGTGTCGTCCGAGATTTGCGTACGGTTGCCCACGCGCTTGGTCGGGGTGCGCTGGGTTGGCGCGGCCTCGTTGCCCTGCTCGCGCTTGTTCTGGCCGGCGGCGCGCAGGCTGTCGGTCTGCCATTCTTCGAACACGCCGTTCGCCTTTTCCTTGCCGATCATGGCCAGGAATGGGGTTTCTTCGGGCGAGATGTTGTAGATGTCGTTTGCCAGTTGCTCACGCAGGCCTGCTGCGTTGAACGTGGCCATCGAGTTTGTGAGTTGTGCCATGGTTTATTTCCTTACAGGGTGGATTTGTAGAGTGCTGCGAAATTCGCAAGCGATTTGTTTTTGCCGTATGCCTTGAGGTCCTGCTCGACACCAGTCGGCGGCGCCGTATTCGATGTCTTCGCCGGCTTGATCGGGGCAGCCTTGACCTTGTTGACCGCTCCGGGAGCCTTGGCCTGCAGCGCTTTCAGCTGCATCGCGTCGTGCACCAGACGGACGAAGCGTGGATCGCTGATCGCCTGCAGCTCTTGCTGCGTGAAGCCGTAGCCTTGGGCGGTCGTGTCGAGCTTGCCGATCAGTTCAGGGCCGAAGCCAGGGATCGACGTTTGCAGGTCAGCCATCATTCGCTGCTGGGCCTGCTGCAGTTGCGCCTGCTGTTCCGCCTGCCGTTGCTGGTCGAGCTGCTGCACGCGGGCGGTCACGCCGGTACGGCTCTCTTTCAGCGAGTTCAGGTGGTTCATCGCGTCGAAGTAGCTGACCGGGTCGCCGTGCTTGTCCATCATCGGGATGGCCTGCTCGAGCGCTGCGATCTGCGAATTGGTCGCGTGCAGCACGCCCAGGTCCTGCGCGTACGTCTGCGCTGCCTGGAACTGCTGTTGGATGTGCTGGACGGTCTGCTCTTTCTCGCGCGCGAAGTTCTGCGTTTCGTGCGTGAAATGCTGCTGACGCATGTAGCCCAGCTTGAGCTCTGCCACTGGAAGCTCGAATTTCTCACCGCTCGCGGTTTCCCAGGCCACCACCTTGTCGTCCAGCGATTCCGGGGCTGCCGGTTGATCGCCTTCACCCTCGACGGGTTCGGCCTGGTCTTCCTCCTGCTCGGCTGGTGCATCAGGTTCGTCGCTTTGCGCCTCCGCTTCCGGTTGGGCGTTTTCGTCGTCCTGCTGCGCTGGCTCATCGGCTGCCTCGAGGGCCGCCGCGAACTGGTCGAGACTGGTGATGCTTTCGGTTTCTGTTGCCATTGCAAAATCCTCTTTGAAGAATGTGACTCCCAAACAAAAGCCCGCGCATGGCGGGCCTGGGTTGGTCTTTTTTCAGTTCGTGCTCAGGGGCGCACGACAAGCCCGGTTATCAGTGCGTGCTGCCGTCGCTGTACGTGGCCTGCAGGTCGCCGGCTGCGATCGGGAAGCCCGAGTACACGCCGACATGTAGGCGCGGCGTGGCGTCCGGGTAGCTGATCGCGGTCACGACCTGGCCGATGGCCTGCGCGGCGCGCTCGTGCTCGGCAATGAATGCGTCGAGTTCGGGGAGCGGCTCTGGCTCTGGCTCTGGCGCCAAGGCAACGATCTCGACCGGAGGCGGCTCAGGCTGCGGCTCAGGCAACAGCACGTCTTCTGGCGGTTCCTCGGGCACGTCTTCTGGTGCCTCGGTTTCCGAGTCGTCGACCGCTGGGCCCTGCGGCTCAGGCTCGACCGGCGTCAGCGGGGTAGGCGCTTCGGTCACCAGATCAGCCACCGGTGCGTCCGGCAAAATGGCTGCCGGTGCTGCGGCGGGCTTGCTTACTGCTGTTCGTGCTTGGCGTTTAGCCATAGATACGCTCCTTTAGTCGGTCTGCGAATGATTTCTTGTCTTCCTCGGCGCGCAGATGGGAAGCAGCCAACACGCCCTCGTTCAGCACGATCTCGAAGATCGACTCGAAGCGGCGCTTGGCATGCAACAGCCGGTGCAGGTACTCGCGCCCCTCGACATCACGCTCTGGCATGGCCTTCCACGCCTCGGTGATGCCATCCTCGATCGTTTTCAGCGCCTCGACAACCAGCGGGTCGGTGATGATCCGCTTGGCCGCCTCGGCGCGGTTGTTCGCTGCGTACTGATCGTCATTCATACTGCGCTCCCGGTTGTGGCTGCGGCATCGCCGGCGGCTGCTGGCGGTTCTGCGCCTCGAAGTCCTTGCGGTCCTGTTCGCGCTCGGCCACGGCGGCTTTCAGTTGCAGCTCGCCCTGCTTGATCTTCAATTCGATTTCCTTCATCTGCAGCTGGATTTCGGCGATTCGGCGATCGGCTTCCGCCTTCTCACGCTGACCATCGATCTTCATCTGTTCGATCTTGACCTGCGCGTCAGCAAGAATCTGCTCAGGCAGCGGCGGTGGCGGGCCAGGCGGTGGCGCCTGAACCTTGGCCGGATCGTTGAAGAACTTGTCCAGCCCCTTGATGTTCATCGCCTTGAGCAGCGCGCTGTAGGCGTTGTACATCTTGCTCGGGTCCAGCATGGTCGAGCCAGCCTGCATCATCAGCTTCTGCTCGTTGATGATCATCTGCAGGTTCATGATCGTCTCCGACTTGTCGCCGGTGCCGAGGCCCACGTTGACCGTCGCGTCCATCTCGTCCGACCAGGCGCGCGGGTCGATCGGCACCCACTCGTTGCGCAGGCGGATGGTCGTTTCGCGGTCCTGATGCTTGCACACCAGCTTGAGCAGCAGCTTGAACAGGTCCTTGACGCCCGTCTCAGCCATGATGCGCGCCATCATCTGCATGCGCTGCTGGCTGGCGGTCATGATCTTGGTAACGCCCGTGGCCGTTTTGTTCAGCGTGTCCGCCTCCAGGCCCTGGTTGTAGCGCGTGATGCCGGTCCGGATCTCGCGGCGCGTGTCCATGAACTCGATGCCCTGCAGCGCCGGCGCGGCCACCATGTTGGTCACCAGCGGCGACACAGCGTCCATCATCGGGCCATTGCCACGCACCAGGCCGCCGATGCGGTTGTCCAGCAGGTCGCCCAAGTTCACCTTGGCCAGCATGTTCACGTACGTGCGCGGGTTGTTCGCCAGGTACAGCGAGTCCAGGTACTGGCGCGTCAGCGCAGTGTTGGTCGCCTGGATCGGCGCGGTCACATCGGCCAGGGCCAGCCCGTGCACGCGGTGAGGGATCGGGATCGGCGTGATGACGCAGTAGTCGTGCCCGTCCGATTCCTCGTTCTTGAGGGTCATGTTGGCGCCGCGCAGGACGTAGCGCCATTCCGCGATGCCGTCGCCGCCGTCGCATTGGATGAAGCCCTCGAACAGCGTGACTTCCTCCATCGCCTTGTCGAAGGTCTGGTCGTCGGTCAGCGACTCGGTTTCGTCGTCTGCCAGCGATTTCATCGACTCGGCACCGGCGATGTGCGCATTCATGTCGTAGCTCTGGACCGCGAAAGCCTTGGCCTTCGGGATGCCCATCTCGACCAGATCGGAGCGGCGCAGCGTGGCGTATTGGCCGACCAGCGCCGAATCGTAGATCGAGCAGGCCCGGCGCGACACCAGGAACGTCTCCGGCCGCACGTTGCGGATGGTGACCTGCCCCTTTTTGCGCGTGATCTTGAGCTTGACGTCATACAGCATGCGCGGCGGCTGTGCCAGCTGCTGCTGTGCCTGTGCTGCCGCTTCCGGCGCCATGGCCATGAGGCCGCTGGCCAGCTGCTCGCGCTGCATTGCATCCTGCTCGTCGGGATAGACCTGGTGCTCCAGCACTTCGACGCTTTCCTGCTGCAGCATCTGCGTCAGCTGCATTTCGTCCAGGCCCGTGTATTCCTCGGTCGTCACCTTGTCAGCATCGTTCCAGAAGGCGCGCACTACGCCGACCTTGGCCAGCAGCGCGTCCTTGAACCACGTGTTGAAGATCAGGAAGCCGGGATTCTGCTTCTTGACGATGTGGTTGATGTAGTCGGTGGCCTGCGATGCGAACTGCTCATCCTCGACACCGGTCGGCTCGTACTCGCCGATGTTGTCGCCCGACAGGAACACGTCGAGCAGCGAGGGCAGGGCCGACTCGACCACCTCAAACACGTCCCAGCTCACGATCTGCGAGCGGCCCTCGACTTCCTTCCCGTCCGGCAGGCCCAGGTAGTGGGCGTAGTTGCGCTCACGGTCCGGGTTGATGGCGTGGTTCTGCCAGGTGGTGGCCTGCTCGATCTCGTGGTCGAGCAGCTTGTCGAACGTTTCAGCGGAGGGTTTTGCCATTGCGTGATTCCTGATGTTTGGCCGAAGCCGGGCGCATTACGCGATGCCGAAAGCGGCGCGGTACACAGACTGCAGGCCAGGCGTCGTGCCATCGCCGTATGTCATTGCGTCTAGCCCCAGCGGGCCAGCGTGCACGCCGTCGCCACCGATGAAGTTGGGCGATGTGAAGTAGGCCGGCTTGAACGTTGGTGCGCTCGGGTTCGAGTAGTCGGTGATGATGGCGTCGCTGTCGAAGCAGAAGACGGTAACGCCGTTGTGCAGGGACTTGGTGTAGGCGATGCACTGCTGTCGGCCGTTCTCAGCAGCGGTGCCGACTGCGTAGCCACCCACGTAATAGTCCGTGTCGAGCACGAACTTGACGTTGGCCAGGCCTGACACAGCCCGAACAGCGGCCATGAAGCCATCCAGCGCCGCCTTGAAGGTGGCGAAGTTGCTGAAATTGTTCTGGCTGAATCCGGGCACATGGATCACGGTAGGGCGCAGGCCTGCGTTGATCATGTCCATCGCGATGGCCAGAAACTGCTGCTGGTTGTGGCCCGATCCTGCGGCGTTCACCACGCTGATCGGATGCGCGGGTGTGCTCAGCGACATCGCTGCCATGCGGGCCGGGCTGGCGTACGTGTTCGTCACGTAGGCGGCCGACTTGCGGCTGTCACCCGAGAACAGCAGCAGGTCCGTTGGTACGGCAGTGGTGCTGGTCACGATGGGGAAGCCGGGGAAGGCGTAGTCGCCATTGAACGCTGGCGCGCCGCTCGGCAGGCTGCCCAGGTTGGCAATGCCGTCCACGCTGCTCACCGCATTGCAGAACCATTCGCGGAACCATGGCTTGTTGCCACGTGCGGCGTCCCATGCACTGCTGTTGCCGCTGGCTTGCGTCCATTGGCCTGCCGAGTCAGTCTGCACCACCTTGACCAGTAGGATTCCACCAGGTTTGCCGTCGGCGCGCGCGACACTGGCCAGGTTCATCACGTCGGTGGCCATGTGGATCACGCTGTTGTTGGCCGCACTTGGCGCCAGGCCGATCTGCTTGCTGACGGCACCACCAAACGTAGCGTCCTTCCAGCCATTCGCCGACTTGTCGTTATACGCAACGCCGGCGCGCATCGGCACCCAGGCGTTGTTGACTGTATCGACCGCGACAGTATCCGTTACGGCGAACTGCACCTTGTACGTGCCGGGCGTGCCGGAGGCGACCTTGCTGCCGATCAGATACTGCACCTGCTCGAACGGAGCGTCGAACTCGATTTTGTACCAGTTGGTGCGCAGGCCGGATGATCCGCCGTTGTAAGACTCGTTCGGGCGCATCTTCATGGCCTGCTGCACGACTGTGGCTTGGCCGCCGCCGCTGGAGACAGTCGACCCGACGCCAGCCTGTACGGTCGTGCAGTCCACGCCCAGGCTGTAGCCCACGTCGGCCTGCTGCACCTGGTACGCGAGGCTGTTGACCGCGCTGGCCACCGCGCCGCTGATTGCGGTCTTGGTGAACGGCGATGCGCCCAGCGTGCGCGTGAACTGGATCGTGCCAGTGATGCCAGCAGGGAAGGTTGCGGTCAGCGTCTGGCCGACCACATAGCTGCCCGTGATGGCTGCGACGCCACCGCCCGACGCAGCGACAGGGCGCACGCCGTCAGCGACCTCATACGTGCACTCGACCACGGACGCGTCAATACGCAGCGAGCCAGGCGCAAACGGCCCGAACGTGCGAGAGCCGGTCAGCTCTGCCATCTTGCCAGCAGGTACGTCGAGGCCGGACACAGCCGTGAGCACAGCAACGCCAGCAGTTGCGACAGTGACGCTATCCCAGTCGGTCAGGGTGAGGGTGACGTTCGCACCAGCGTTGATTTTCGGCATTACACAATTCCCAATGATTTATAAGGTAGATCACCGCCCCAGGCACTCCCGGCGGGTGTGACCATTCCAGCAGCCTTCGCTTGCGCCCATTGGCGGAAAGCGTCGGCCCCTTCACTCGTGTGATCCTTGAGCGGATCGTCGCTCCAGCGGCTATCTCGCTCGTTCCAGCGCTTCTTGTAGTTCTCCAGGTGGGAGAAGCCGAGCTTGCAGCCCTCTTCATCGAAGTAGGCAGATGCGAACTCAGCGCGCGTGATGTTGATGCCGGTGTTGATGTCGGAGATGACCGGCACGATTTCGATGTTGCGCAGACCCAGGTCTTCGAGCATCTGCTTCGTCGACTTGTTCGTGTCGGACAGGCGCTTGTGATCGGCGTCGTGCGGCAGGAAGTGCTTGTTCCAGATGAAGCCTGTGTCCTGCAGCAGCTTGATGTAGAAGCGCAGGTCTTCGCCGTGCGCTTCCTCGTACCGGATGAACCGATCTTCCATGCCCACCTGCTGGTGGAACCAGATCGCCGTGCCATCGCTGCGGCCGATGTCCCAAAACGTATTGACGGGGACGTTCAGCAGCGGGATGCGCAGCAGGCGGCCAGACTTGCGCACCGCCGTGATCTGCTTGTTGTAGTAGCAGCCCTCGCTCGACACCTGGAATGCTTCCTTCGGCGTGCTCGGGTACTCCTGCCACATGTTCTCGTCGTTGCCGCTGAAATCGGTGTCGCGCGTGGCCACGTACCAGGTGCGCTGCTCGATGTCGAGCGTGGTTTCCATCTTCGCCTCGATCTCATCGAAGTAAGCATGGTCCTTGTCCGTGATGACGGCGCCGCCTTCCGGCATGCGATAGTGCTGCTCGCCCCACCACGGGAAGAAGTGGAAGCGCCAGTCCTTCGAGCTGAGCGGCTTGTCCTGCTCCTGCAGGGCCATCGCGCGCTGCGTCATCGAGTAGAAGTCACCATCCGTTCCTTCGGCCGTCGATTCGATCACGGTGATGCCATTGAGCGGCACAGCCGGGATAGAGCCGGTGACGACTTCCTTGGCCTTGTCCGGGTACTTGGCACAGATCTTACCGAACTCGGAGATATGCAGCCGGTGGATCGTGCCCGATCGCATGGAAGTTGCCACGCGCACCGATGAGTTGTTATGCGCGAACAGCAGCTCGTCGGCGTTGTCGGCCTTGAGCGGCATCGCTGCTTTCAGCTCCGGCGGCAGGTTGTCGTAGGCGAACTTCACCTTGTCGCGGAAGATCACCTTCGCTGCCTCGCGGTCGTGCGCGATGATGCCGCAGCGGCTGTTCGCATTGAACAGGGCATGGTCGAGCCACACAATCGCGATCAGCGTCGTGAAGCCCAGCTGCCGGGCCTTGAGGATGATGTTGCGATGGTGCAGGCGCTCGATGAAGCGGCGCTGCGCTCGGTTCGGTGCGAACTGCAGAACCAGGCCCTCGTCTTCGTCGTTACCCTTGACGATGATCTTGTACAGGTTGCTGATGCGCCAAGCCGGATCGGCCAGCAGCTTTTGCAGCTTGGCCTGCGCGGTCATGGCACCACCTTGAGGCTTGTCCCATCGACAGCGGCCAGCAGCGAGTCGAACAGGTTGCCGGTGTGCTCTTGCGTGATCTTGTCGCCGTACTTCTTCGGCGCGATCTTGGCGGCATACCACTGACGAGCAGCCACACGCAGCTTTGATCGGGCGATGACGTCGGTATCCGTCTTTACGCCGCCCTGGTCGTCGATGTACGTATCGTTCAACCCGTCGTCTGCAATGTCGATCGTCTCTTCCGCGTACTTGTCAGCACGGGCGGCCATCGCTTCCGCATAGAGTGCTTGCAAGGCCGTGTCAGCAGCGATACGTCGGAGGAATGCTGTTCGGTTCGGCATGCCAGGAGTCTCGCAAACCTTCACCAGCGACTTGCCCCCAGCGATCTGGTCGAGCACGGCGTCAATGATCAGGTCGGTGATCTCGACCCGTACGCCCTCGCACGCGTGCGCGTTACCTGTCGCCTTCTTGCGGATTTTGGCTGGTTTGGTATCGCTCATGGTCAGGCCTCGGCACTCCAGTAAAAGCTCAACGTCCCGAGTAGGGGCACGCTGAGAAAGGTAATCGTGATGTTCGTTGCGTCTGCTGTGACGAATGACGTGGCCGCGCTCAGTGCGTTCCTGGCCTGCACAGCGACGTGCTTGGGTGTGGTGCTCAACCCGTGCGCGATCGTGAACGTGCTCACCAGGCCGTTTGCTGCTGGGCTGGCCATGCCAACGGCGCGGAGCAGGCGCTGAGGGGAAACGAATGTCTCCATCAGGTTTCTCCCACGCCGTAGTACAGGACGTTCAGCTTGGCGCCGGCCACCTGCTCGATGAACTTCAAGCTCGGGTGCGCTGCGGCCCAGCCGGTGTAGCGCAGCTCCGACCCGGCGGTCAGTGGGTAACCAACAGTAGCGGTCGGGTCGACGTTGTCGTCTCGCCATCGAACGGCTTGACCCTCAGCCTGGACGAGGATCAGCTTTGTGCCGGCGGGGATGGTCAGCTTGGTTGCGGCCGACAGGCTGGCGATCTGCTGGTATCCGAGCGGGCGCTCATAGATTTGGAACATCTGCATGGTAGTGGGTCACGGAATGGGCCCGACCGCTGCGATGCGCGTGAGCTCGAGTTGTATCAGCACCATGATCCAGCGGCGTTCATCGGCGATCTGGATTGTCATGATGCTCAGGTGTAAAAAAGCCCAGCGTGAGCCGGGCGAAACTTCGCGGGTGCGAAGCAGGGAGATTGGGAGGGTGGAAAGCGCCTCGGTGTGCCGCACATTGCGGGCGAAGGGGTGAGAGGGCTTCCACCACACCGAAACACTCGGATGAGCGCTTGGGTGTGGTCACTGCTTACGGCAGTGAGTCGGCGGAGATTCTTCTTCACTGGGAGTCCGTTTGACGTCGCTCTCACGACCCCACGGCATATCTACTCCGCGCCCAGCCTGCTCTGTGTGACGCATAGCGCGCCAAATTCTGTGTTCGTGATTCGTTTCGTGAATCATTCGGGCCATTAACGGGTCGTCACCTGTACCTGGCCACCTGGGATCGACCGGCTTTCACCGGGGCTGAACCTCGAATCTTTCCGCACGCAATGCAAAAAGCCCCGTGTCATCGCTGACTACGGGGCTTCATTTGTTGCCTAGAGACGCCGCAGGCTCCCATCAGGGAACCTACACATCGCATTTCTGGACGGGAATTAAGTTGTGACACAGAATGTACTGCCGAGCTTTCCATCTGTCAAGTAATTCTCGGTGGAATGAAAGCCAAGGTGTTGTTTTGCTCTCACTTGCACTTCGAATTGTGCTTTGCGAAGAGCTGCGATGAAGACGGCGACCTGCTTATACGGGAATCGCATCTTGCGGCAGATTTCACTGTGCGCGGCATTCCGGATATAGCAGAGCACAAGCAGCTCTCGATCGCGCGGCACCAAACTGCATACGATCCGCTCGACAATCTCAGCATCATCCGGGTCAACTCGGCGACGCTCATTGCTCGGCGGCTCGCCCAGCTTCTCGCGCTTGATGCGATCACAGAAGGCCCCTGTCGGGCTGATCCCAATCACGCGGCGCTCCTCATAGCATCGCCCCCAGTTTTCAAGCCGGAACCCGATCTCGCGTTGGTCATGATCCGTCATCGCGCCACCTTCTGCGTCAAGATGCGCGGGGTGTCCCAACCTGCTTTGTGCCTGTACCACAGCGTCCCCAACTGAATGCCGGTCTCAATGGCCCACTCGCTCAGGCACATCCGGCGCCCGGCATATTCCAGCACCACGTTATTTGCACGGTTGCGCGCCTGGGTAAGTTTCGTCGCCCAGCGGCAGTTGCCCGGCTCGTAGTTGCCGTTGTTGTCGATGCGATCGAGCGTCATGCCATCTGGAGCTGGGCCCATGTCGGCGAAGAAGTTCGCGAACTCACTCCAGCGGTCGCAAACTTTGATGCCCCTGCCACCGTATCGGTCCCAGTTGTGAGCCTTGGTATTACTGCAGCGCGCGCGCATCTTGGACCAGACACTGAAACTGCGGGTGCCGGCCATTCCATGTTCGTTCTGGAACACGCCTTTGTCGTCTCGGGTGCGATTCATGGCTGCGCTCCATGCAGCGCCCAGATCCAGGGATCGCGGGGGATGGTGAACGGCTTCATGTCGACTTTCCAATTATCTTCGGGCTCGACGTACGCGGGGAAGGGCCGGTCTGAAAGGCTCCAGATTGCCCCGATCACCCGCCCGTCTTCGCCGCGGCACCGGTCTGTGGTGACATCAACCATGCTGGCCAGGCGCAGTTTCGCGAGAGTGTTGTGGATGAAGTCGCGGTGCAGGCCGAATTTCTCGACAAAATACCGGTTGGTGCGAGGGCCTTCGCTCAATTCAGCCAGGAGCGCGCACTGAAGGTTTTGGCTGATCAGCAGGGCCTCAGCCCGGTTGACTTTCGGTGCTGGGGTTTTCATGCTGCTTCCTTTTCCATTTCGCGTTGAACTGAGGTGCTGTTGATGTTGTGGCGCACGCGGCGCTCGACTTCGGCTGCGGCGCGGTCGACGTCGATAGCGCGTATGTTCTCGAGCTGGGCGTCGTGGCATTCAATCGCCTCGCGGATGGCGCACAGCTCGGGGCCGGTGAACACGAAGCGGTCGTCGCTCTTGAGCGCGCGCTTGGCCACGGCCAGCATCGCGTCGCGGGCGGCGATCATGACCTGACGGAACTCGTCGCCGATGCCTTGCTCGCACATCACGTTGCCGATGTTGATGGCGCCGATGAGCAGGTCCCACTGCGCGCGGTTGCCGCGGCCTTGCGCCATTTCAGCCAGGGCCAGGTGGTTCTTGACCTGCAGCGTGCGCAGGTGCTCGATGTGGGTGTCGCCCATGCCGCCGAAGAAGGTCGCCATCACGTTGCGCGCGACGTACTTCGGGACGTATTTCTTGCTTCGGATCTTTTTCACGATGCTTCCTTCATTTTCTTGAGCTGTGCGCGGAAGTCAGCCTTCATCGCCAGCAGTTCGGGGATCGTCCAGCCTCCGCCGGCCTGGTCGCATTCGAGCGCGTCGACCGCTACGGCGCCGATGCGCGCGATGAGGCCGATGCGGTAGTCGGCTGCGTTGCCGGCGCGGTAGCGGTTGCATTTCTTGCATTGGCCATGGGCGTTGCGCAGGTCGAAGCGCAGGTGCGGCGCGCTGCCGCGGCTGCGGTAGTGGCCGCAATCGAACCCGCCGCCGGGCTGGTCGGCCAGCGTAGGCAGGTGCACCGCGCAGCTGATGCAGAACTCGTTGCGGTCGCGGTAGCGCACCAGCGCGTTGAATGCCTCTTGCGTGTCGGCGATGTGCTGGCCGCGGGTTTTGAAGCGCTCGAGCTTGGCCTTGTCCTGCGCGCGCTCGACCTTCTTGGCCTTGGCCTTCTGCATCGCGGTCGTCTTCTTGCCGTCAGCGATGGCGCAGGCCAGGCCGCACGCGACCTGCAGCGGCATGCGCGGCTCGAACCGGGCGCGGCACACCTTGCACGACTTCTGGCGTGGCTTGCCGACTGCCGGCGCGGCCTGGCGCGGGGGAGGCGCCTTGCGGGCGATGGCTGTTCTGATCATGCTGGCTCCTTGGATTTGCGGAAGTCAGCAGCGAACAGGCGGCCCAGGCGACGGTGAATCTTTTTCGCACGCGCGCTGTCGTCGTGATACTTGCATGGGAAGTATTCAGTCGGGCAGCCCGGCATTTCGTCATGGTCGCAGTAATCGCATTCGCATTTCTCACGAAGACGCTCGCGAACAGCTTTTCGCACGGCAGCGCGCAGCGTGAGGAATCGGCGCCCGCCTGCCTTGTACACAGTCGTGGTTTCGGCGCGGATCATGACAGCCACCACATCGCCAGCAGCGCCAGGATCAGCAGCAGCAGGATTGCCGACGGCCACAGGCTCTCGGCCGGCGGGCTGGCTGACACTTCCTCCCACTTCACGGGGTTGAGCGCTGAGCACTCGCCGTCGTCACCGTCCAGCCAGACGCACGGAAACACCAGGTGGCCGCCGTGCACTTCGCGGCCGTACAGGGCGGGGTTGCCCTGCTTGTCGTAGACCATCTGGCCGGATTTGAAAATTGGCGCGGTCATGATTTCTCCGTTTCGTTGGTCTTGTCCTGCTGCTGCGCCACATACCGCGCACGCGGCGCCCGGTCGCGCGCTTCCTTGAACAGCACGCCGATCTGGCCGTGCCAGGGGGTTACGCGCTCCCAGGCGGTGCACCAGCCGTGGCCGGCGGGAAGGTTGGGGCGACCGGCGACGGTGAAGCGTTCGCAATAGGCGCATGGGTCGTGAGTGCTCATTTCGCGTCCGCCTTGCGGTTCAGCGCTTCACGGGCGAACCGCGCCTGGATCGGCATTACGGTTTTGTCGCCTCGTTCTTCGCGGTGCAGGATGCGTTTCGCCCAAGCCAGGTGATCGTGGCCGGTGGTCGTGAGGTAGGGGAACTGGGCCGAGGCTTCGTAGTACGCTGCTGAGCTCATGACCGACGCTCCGCAAGCTGGTGCACCGTGGCCACCGGCTGGCCGCCAGCCTTGCGCGCGTCAGCCCAAGTGAAGGCGCAGATGAACGCGTTCTCGTGCAGGCGGCTGTGCACGCGGTCGCCGACGAACTTGGCCAGGTCGCCCAGCGGCTGGTTGCTGATCGCGATGACTGGCTTCTGCTCGTTGTAGCGGCGGTTCATCACCTCCGTCAGGATCAGGTTCGCGTCTTCGCGGTCCGGCTTGGCGTCGATCTCGTCGAGGATCAGCACGTCGTATTGCAGGAAGCGCAGAATCTCGCCCTCCTTGCTTTTCGTCTCGCTGCTGTAGCTGGCCTGAATCTCGCTGATCATCCCGTTGGCCGTGATGTAGCGGATCGAGCGCACGGCGTTCTTGATGAGCGACTGCGCCAGGTCGCACGCCAGCAGTGTTTTGCCGGTGCCGGTGGTGCCCGACAAGATCAGCGTGCCCCAGGCCGGCTCGCCCAGGATGAAGTCGCGGAACAGGCGCGTGGTGTGGCGCACGCCTTTCTGCTCGGGCGTCGTCGCGATGAACTTCTGGTCGACGTACTTTTTCGGGATCGTGGCGGCGCTCATCAGGGCAGCAGAGCGTTCTGCCATCCAGCCGTCGCGGGCCTCGGTGGCCAGCAGGGCGTCCAGGCAGCGTGGGCAATGCCAGGCGGCGCCGGTGCGCACCAGGACGTCGGCGGGGCCGTGCTGCTCGCATTCGCCCGGCAGCATGCTCAAGCCTTTGAGCCCGGGGATCAGGTTTTGGAAGGGTTCCATGGTCGTCTCCATCACAGCGGGGAATCGTCGTCGAGGTCGGCCGCCGTCACTCCGCGAGCAGCCAGACCGGCCTGCATCGCGGCGACGTCGGCAGACCGATCGACATGGGCGAAGTTGAATTTCTGCGACGTTGGGCCGGCAGCGCGTGGCCCGGTCCGGCGTTCAGGCGGGTTCAGCAGGCGTTCGACGATCGGCGCCAGGTACTGCGGCGGGATGCTGCCGTCAGCCTTGTGCTCTCGGGCGATGCGCACCGACTCGATCAGGACGTCGACAGCAACCCCGCGTTCAGCCCAGCCGATGACGATCGGGTTCATCGTCGTTGCGCCGACACCGAGAGGGCGCAGGGCGACGCAGATCGCACCGGCAGGGCTGGTAGGGGCTGGCAGGTCTTGGCGAGCAGGCAGAGGCGCTGCTGCTGGTGGAGCGAAGTCGTCAGAACCGGTCGGCACATCGCCGCCACCCGCCGCCGGCGCGCTCGCGTCGGTGGTGGTGGTGAGGGATTCAGGATTCAGGTTAAGGGATGAGGGATTCAGCCCGGCCAGCGCCGGAACTTCCGGAGCTTGCACCGTACTTGTACTGTGCATGTTTGGTGCTGGTATCTCACTAGCCGATTCTTTGATGTGAGGGTTCTGGTGCTTGCCGAAATTAGTCACCTGGATGTACCGGCGTTCACCATGCGAATACCGGATGATGAAGCCATGGGCCTCAAGATCGCCCAGGAGTTCATCGGCGTCGCAGTTGTCGTACGGGAGAATCTCGGCTTTGATCTTCTTCGGACGGTCTTCGATGCGACCTTCACGATCGCAGTGCAGCCACAGGCCAGCGAACAGAAGGCGTGCCAGCGGTGAGCAGTCAGCGAGTTCGTCGTTGGTGAAGAAGCCGGGTTTGATGTTGCGTGCGCGTGCCATGTCAGTGCCCCTTCTCGATCAGCGGCAACTGGGTCTGGCGCGGGTCGGTCTTGTCGAGCACGTAGATGATCGAGCCCCAGGTCGGGTGCGGATCGTCGCAGTCGGTGCCGCCAGCATCTACCGAGATGGCAGAAGCGCGGCGGCAAACAGAGGATGGCTGGCCAACGAACATGCAGCCTTCGCAGTCGGCATACACGGGCGCCGGTGCTGGCTTAAAGCGGATGGTTTCTGGTTCGATGGGCGCGGCAGTGAAGCCGGCCCAGTTGGGGGAGAGGATGTTCGTGGTCATGGCTGGCCCTTCGACAGCTCGTCGGTGGCCTTGCGCACATGCTGGCGTGCCATGAACAGCGCGTCACGAATGCGTTGGTCCGACTGGCCCTGGGCTTCCTTCTCGACACAGCGAAGTATCGTTGCTTGCAGCACGACCTTGTACTCGGGCGAGAATTTTGGTGTTGGGTTTTGGCTCATTGGGTCCTCGGGAAAGTTCAGTTACGCAGACGCAGCTCAGGACGGCGCGCGCTGCGGGATGGGAAGATGGCCGGGCGTTGGCCAATCGTTGGTCTACCGGGAGGGGCCAGGTGGGGCGTACCATTGCGTGCGTTGCGCCACAGATCCCGGAGCAGAGCGCTTTGGGTCTTGCCGGTGTCCCGGCAGTCGCCGGTGAAGTCGACGAACTCGTCGGCGGTAAGGCAGGTCTTGACGATGATGTTTCGGGCTTGCTTCATGGTTGCTCCAATGCGGGGGTGATTCGATGGGGTGGGGTTCGGTCGTGCGGATTACTGCGGGTTGTCGCCGAACACAGTTGGGTTCAGCTCGTACCGGGTGACTTGGCCGTCAAACAGGGACTCGACCTCACGGCAGCGTTCGCCTGGGACAGTCCCTTGCGATGCCCACTTCTGGATGGCCTGTGGGGTCAGCCCGAGAAGATTGCCGAGAGCTGTCTGGCTCCCAGCGAGGCGAATTGCTTTTGCGATTCCGTTTTCCATGGTGTTTGCTCTAGTCGTTGGTTACAACCCTAGGTTACAACAAAACGCGATCTCTTACAACTTATTTTTGCAGTGCTATCTACAACGCTTACTTGTAAGATGGTCGGATGGAAACTATGGCAAGCAGAATAGAAAAGCTCCTTGCGGACAAGAACGGCGGTAACCAGTCAGAAATGGCCCGGTTCATCGGCGTGAGTCCGCAGGCGGTGCAGAAATGGGTGGCCGGTGACTCCGAGCCGCGCGGGAAGAACCTCGACCTGGCGGCCGAGTTCTTGGGCGTGACGCCGGCACACCTGAAATTCGGGATCGTCATGGACCAGCATCCAGGCGCGGCCCCGGCGCTTTCAGACGGCATGATGACCGTTCGTAGTGTCGATGCCGACGACCCGAGCCTCACGCAGATCATGAAGGTCAAGTTCAAGGTGCAAGCCGGGATGACTGGCTTCCAGGTAGAGCCGGAGGATCACGATGGTGAAACGATGGGGGTTCCGACCGAATGGATCCGCAGCGAGCGGTTTTTAAAGCAGGATTTGAAGGCAATCATTGTTCGCGGTGAGAGCATGGAGCCGGCCCTCTACGACGGCGATGTCATAGTGGTGAACACTGCCGACAAGAGCCTTGTGGACGGCACCGTGTACGCGGTGAACTATGAAGGCGAAGTCGTGGTCAAACGCATGGTGCGCGACGCTGGTATGTGGTGGCTCACGTCTGACAATTCGGACCAGCGCAAGTACCACCGGAAATCGTGTAAGGGAGCCGAATGCATTGTGATCGGCAAAGTGGTCAGAAAAGAGAGCACGCACATTTAAGAATAGATTATGAAAAAAATAATTCTTGGCCTACTTCTTGTTTTTTCTCACGCAACTGCATCTGCTCAGTTTATAAGCGGCAATCAGTTAAGGGAATGGCTGGCGGCAGATAACCGGCTGGAAAATGGAGTGAAGAGCCATCTTGATTACACGAGTTCTGCCTCCGGAAGATTCTATATAACCGGGGTCGCAGAAACGTTCAGCTTATTGGGAATGATGTGCCTCCCGGATGGAGTCACGGCAGGGCAAATTCATGCTGTGGTTGCGAAATATTTGAAAGAGAATCCGGAAAAATGGAACAGCGATGCTAACGCGATAGTGTATGTCGCGCTCTCATCCGCGTTTCCTTGCCCTAAAAAATAATCCCCGCCGAAGCGGGAACTGGAGAGAGTATGGTTACATTCACCGAATTGAAAAGTTGGGATCTGGACGAAAGTGGCAACGCGAAACTTCAGCTAAGCAGTGCTGATGGTTCTTTCCGTGAGCTGGTATTGACCCGCCCATTAATGACGGCCTTGCTAGTGGTGCTCAATCGCTTCTTAATGGACACCGTGAACGAGCATCCAGAGGGTGTCCGTGAGCTTCTTATGGCACAGGTTCCCACGGCGACGGAGATTGTTTCCCTGCCGGGCGGCGAGTATGCTCTTTCCATTCGGGGGCAAGCCGGTACGACTCATCAATTCCCGATTGTTGGCGATGCACTGACAATACTTTCAAGCGCGATAGCTGATCTCTCGGCCATTCTGCAAGCTGAATCCTCATCCGGGCCCCCTGGCCGACACTGACGCTTCTCATCCCATCCTCCATGCCCGCACTCGCGGGCTTTTTTTCGTCCGTAGCTCGGACTCGCACCCCCCCCGTTCTACAACAGAGCGGCTGTAGTACTTTAACTTTTTTTGCGTTCTTCTACAACTTTTGCTTGCAGACTCCAACTTTATGTTGTAACCTGTGGTTGTAGTTTGTTGAGACGCAAACAGAACCTAAACCGCAACCGGAGAACACCATGATCAGCAACAGCAAACAAAACTGGACCATCGGCCAAACCGTCAAGGTTGGCTTTATCGCTGGCCTGACCGTGGTTGCCTCCGTGCCGACCCCAGGCGACAGCAAGCCAGACGCCTACGTCCTGAGCCGCAACGAGCAGTTCTACTCGTTCGTGCCGCACAAGGGCCTGGCCAAGATCACCGCCGACGAAGCGCGCGGCCTGGTTGCTGCTGCCAGCGTGCACGCCCACCGCGCCGCTGCTGCTGCGCTGGCCAAGGCTGACGCTTCGGCCCGTCACGCTGCGCTGGTTGCTGAACTGATCGCTGCTTAACCCCACCCGGAGCCAACCATGAACCAACTGAAAGAAATCCTCGAAGCCTACCGCAACAAGCAGCGCGAGTTCCCGAGCTACGGTGAGCTGATGGCGTTGGCTTCGGCGCCGACGGTCGGGCAGTGGGTGAATGTCGATGAGCGTCTGCCGGAAGACCACAGCGACGTGATCATTCTTTACTGGCCATACGACAACCACGAGAACGAACAGGTTGCCGGTTCTGCCTACCACGTCGAGGGAACGTTCTACGACGAGGACGGTAACGACATGCATGCGCCGTCCCACTGGATGCCGATCAACCGTCCCGCTACGCAAGGAGCTTGAAATGAACCAGTCCCACCCAATGACGCGCCTGGAAGTCGTCAACGTAGAAACGCTGGAGGTCACGAAGGCGGTCTACCTCGCCGGCCACAACGCGCTGGAGATTCAGCAGATGTCCGACAGCCTGCTGCGCAACCTGAACACGTTCCAGTTCTTCGTGCGTTCGGCGCCGAGCGCGGGGCCAGTGGCAGAGAAGGCGGTGTGACATGGCCCGCAACGAATCGAAGGACGAGCTGTACGAAGCCGAGCTGGCCAAGCTGATCGATCAGCGCATGACGGCGCGCCGGGCGGCCCTGGTGTCACGTGACGAAGCGACGCTCAAGGAAGTGGCCGACGAGCTGCTGGAGTTCCTGCTGATCGGCAGCCAGTTCCGCGAGCTGCTGGCGGTGGTGCCGAACGAGCGCCAGGCGGTGGTCGGCAAGCGCTTCGCCAACCTGATGGAGCAGTACCTGGCCGTCGAGGCGAAGAACTGGGCCAAGCGCGAGATCAAGAAGGTTGCGGCGGCGAACCGGGAAATGTCGATCGTTGACCGTTGCCACCGCTACTTGGACCGGGTGTCGGCATGAAGTGCTTCTCCTGCGAAGACACCGGCAGCCTGCAGAAGGAGCTGCACGGTTTCCTGGACTGCACCCGCTGTGACGTGGCCGAGGAACGGATGCGCGTCGAAGCATGGGCGCGACGTGCAGCACCGACTGCCAACCTGCACGACGTCTGGATCATTTACCAGCACGGCAAGACTGCAGCAGAAAAGTAGGGCGCCTCACCCTCGTAAGGGGTGACCAGACGAATGGCGTTCGACTAATTGGCCTAGGTCACTTATCCCCGGCGCCGGGTAACGGGAAATGCAGGTTCGAACCCTGCACGCCATTCGTGTGGTGAATGCGCAGGCTGATGCGCAGCGGCATGGATCAGGTGAGGGCAGTGCCTGGCCCAATAGTCCTGACATAGGTGGTATGAGCAGCAGTGCCGGATGCCTACGGCACGACAAGGGAACCTGTACAAGCGCGGGATTAGTGCCACCCCGCAAGCCGGAGATCAGCGCCGGCCACCACACCAATAACCGAAGCCGGCCGCGCCGGCGCAACAGGAGAAGAAGATGGACGAGAAGAATAACGGCGGGTCGGCATTCCCTGACTTCAAGCAGACGGGCATGTCGCTGCGTGACTATTTCGCTGCGAAGTTCGCAGACGCGATCCACCGCAGCACGATGTACAGCATTACGGCGCCTGATACTGGCCGCCACTGCTATACCCAGCCTGCAGCACAAACCGCTCAGCAAGCGTATGAACTTGCCGACGCAATGATTGCGGAGCGTGCCAAATGATCCTCGCCGCCCGTAAAGCCCGCCGCCTGGCGCGCAAGCTGACGAAGCCGCTGCGCCTGGCTGTCATCAACCACCAGTTGGCCCTGAGCCACGGCAACCTGCTGGCACTGGAAGGTGCGCGCATCGAGACGATCGAAATGCTGCGCGACGAGAATTTCCGCCAGGTCGTGCTGATGCAGCGACGCCAGGATATCGAGCGGGGGATCAGATGAGCACGGATCGAGCATTCGACAAGTGGCACAAAGCGCACCGCCATATTGATCGTGAGAGCGCCAGAAGCGCCTGGGATGCTGGTGCGCACCAAGGCTTGCGCCGCAATCTCCGTCGGGTCGGCTGGCTTCACACCATGCACATGGAATTCGGACAGACGCGTGTAGCAATGACGGAAACCAATGAATGCCCATGGGGGCAGCGGGGAGTCAACTTCGATGATTCGTATCGTGTGACCAGCGAACAAATCTTCGTGCTGGAGATGAAATGATCAAGCACCTCAAAACGCAGTATCGCCTCAGCCTGATCGCAGGCTTCGGGCGGCGCAAGGCGGTGACGCGCGCGGTGCGCACCTATATTTTCGGCTTTTAAGGATTCATCATGAGCAACGCATTGACCCTGATTACCGGCGAGATCAACGCCATCAAGGACGACTTCATGACGCTGTTGTCCGACCGCTCGATCAAGTTCGAGCAGGAGGCCGGCTTTGCTGTCCAGATCCTGGGCGCCAACGACTTCGCCCTGAGCATCGCCACGCAGAACCGCGCGTCGGTCATCAACGCGGTCAAGAACATCGCGGCGATCGGCATCAGTCTGAACCCGGCCAAGAAGCAGGCGTATCTCGTGCCGCGCCGCGTCGGCCAGCAGCAGGCCATCTGCCTCGACATCAGCTACATGGGCCTGATGGATCTGGCCATGGCCACCGGGTCGATCAAATGGGCGCAGGCCGAACTGGTGCGAGAGAACGACGGGTTCGCCCGGGGACGCTTCGATGAGCCGCCTGCGCACACGTTCAATCCGTTCAGCAAGGACCGGGGCGAGATCATCGGCGTGTATGTGGTGGTCAAGACTGCCGACGGCGATTACCTGACGCACACGATGGAAATCGGCGACGTCTACGATATCCGCGACCGGTCCGAGGCATGGAAATCGTATGTCGCCAAGAAGATCAAGTCCTGCCCATGGGTAACCGACGCGGGCGAGATGATCAAGAAAACGTGCGTCAAGCAGGCCTATAAATACTGGCCAAAGACCGAGCGCCTGGAAACCGCGATCCACCACCTGAACACGGACGGCGGGGAAGGGCTGGCCGACATCAACACGCGCGCCGAAGCTGGGCCCGACGTCAGCCCGGTCATCGCCGCCGCGATGCGCACTACGACCGACGCCGACGCGCTCAAGTTCTGGCGCGAGAACAATGCCGCGTTCGTCAAGCAGCCAGCGGACCACGCCAAGCTCAAGGATGCAATTGCTGGCCACCGGGCGCGCATGAAGGCTGACCAGGAGGCCGCCGACGCCGCGCGCACCGTGGACATGGAACCGGCCCTGACGCCGGAAGAACTCGACGCACAGCGCGGGGTGCCAGCATGAACCGCTTCCCACCGCTGACGGTAAGCGAAATTACTGAGCGCCTCAACGTTGACCTCGAAACTGGCATATGCACCTGGCGGGACGCCACAAAGTATCACCGCCCACTGGTGGGTTGCCTCGCAGGCCATGCGCAGGCGAAGAATTCTGGCAAAACATACTGGCTCATCAAACTGAACGGCCACCCTTACCGCCGCGCGCAACTCGTCCTGACAGTTGCGACCGGCAGATGGCCGACCGAAACCGTCGACCACATCGATGGTAATTCGTTAAATGACCGCGCGGCAAATCTGCGACACGCAACCATCATGCAGAACGCATGGAACCACAAGCGGCGTGCAAAGAAGGCTGACACGCCGATGGGGGTCCGCAGACTGCCGTCAGGGCGATTCCAAGCGCGCATCGCAGTGAACAAGCAGCAACAGATCATCGGTGTCTTCGATACCGTCCAGGCAGCCGAGGCGGCCTATATGCAAGCTAGAAAGGAGAACTACGGTGCGTTTCATTGAATGTTCCCAAGGGACCGAAGCTTGGTTCGCCGCCCGCTGCGGCAAGATCACCGCCTCCTGCTTCGCCGACGCCATCAGCCGCTGCTCGCGCAAGTCTGGCGCGCGTGATGTTGGCGACCCGACGGCGGTAGCCGAACGCTACGCCGCCGACCTGGCCATCGAACGCATCAGCGGCAAGATGCACGGTGAGCCGCCGAAAGCCTGGGTGCTCGAGCGCGGCCACCAGATGGAAGCCGCGGCGCGCATGCACTACGAGTCGCGCACCGGTGCCTTCGTCACCGAGGCCGGGATCGCGGTCACCGATGACGGTCTGTTTGGCTACAGTTCTGATGGGCTTTGCAACGATGATGGCCTGATAGAAATAAAGGCGCCGATCGACAGCGCGAAGATTCTGCACATCCTGGCGACCGGCGACACGAGCGAATACGACCACCAGATGCAGGGCGGCATGTGGATCACGGGCCGCGCCTACTGCGATTTCCTGATGTACGTGCCGGACTTGGCGCCGGTGGGGAAAGACCTGTTCGTCAAGCGCGTGCTGCGCGATGAAGCCTTCATCGACGACATGGTGCTGCGCCTGGCCGAATTCGACAAGCTGGTGCAGGCCAACGTGACAATCCTGCGCGCTGGCGCGCCGATGCTGGAGGCAGCATGAACGCCGCTACCGAGCACGGCCACCTGTGCGACCTGGCCGACGCCTCACTGGTCGAGCACTGAATGTCGCCCGATACCGAAATCAACATTTTCAAGGCGCTCGACTTCATCCGCGACAACGCGCCAGCGTATGCGAAGGCGAAGTCGGAACGGATTTACCTGGAAGAGTTCAGGAAGTCGAAGAAAGCCCTGCTGATGCGCGCAGCCGAGATCGCCGGCCACAAGACCGGCGCCGCCCAGGAGCGCGAAGCTTATGCGCACGATGACTACATGGCCCTGCTGGAAGGGTTGAGGGCAGCAGTTGAGCAAGAAGAGGCGCTGCGCTGGCTGATCGTCGGGGCCCAGGCAAAGATCGAAGCCTGGCGAACGATCGAAGCAAATCGCCGAGCCGAAGCTAAAACACTTTAATCACGAGGGACGACATGAACACCACCACCCAGCAAGACACCCAGGCCGCTGCCAATAAGGCGGCAGAAGAAGGCGGACTGCCAGCGCTTCGTTCAGCGCTGCAAATGTTGGTAGACAACAAAGATGTACGTGACAACATTACGCAAAAGGAACTCGACAAATGCCGCGCTGCTCTTGACGCCGACCGCGCATCCCGTCAGGTCGCCAATAAGGCGGAAGTCGAGCCTACGAACTGGCGCGCGAAGTGCGAGGCGCTGATCGACATTTGGGACGACGCTCAGGCCAACCCGCCCGAGAGCCGCTGCTACGTGGAAAACGCGTGGCCTGAAATCATCGAGGAATTGCGAGCGGCTCTCGCCACCCCTCCTGCAACTACTGGTGCAAGCACTGCCCAAGCAAACGGCTATCTCAACGTGATCGAGAACCTCGAATCGCAGCTTGCCGAATGCATGAAGGTCACCCACAAATGGGCAAGTTACGCTGGTGATGCCGATGGCCGTGCGCTTAAGGCCGAGGAAGAAGTCTTGAGCCTGCATCGCCAGCTTGCCGCTGAAAAGCTTCGCGCCGACCAGGGCTGGGAACGCGGCGAAGCCAAGTCCCGCGAATGCCTTGACTTGCGCGAACGCATGGCCGGCTCGGTCGGTGCAAGCACTGTACTGACGGATGAGCGGACAAGCATTGATACGCCTGAGTTCCGCTTCCTGCTGATCGCGGCTTACCACGATATCGTCACGGAAGACAAATACGGCGCTGTCATAGCTCACATCGACCAGCACGTTGCCCATGAGGTCGCGGCACAAGCCGGTCAGGTAGCGGTGCCGGACCCTACGTTGATGGGCGAACTGCGTCGTTGGGCCGGTGACGATCCCGGTTACGCCGCGTGCCTGATCCGGATGGCAGTCGCTGAAATTGAGCGGATCGCCGCCCCATCGCCAGCAAAGGAATCGAAATGAGCAATCCAACTGAACTGCCGGAGCTGGACCGCTTGAAAGCCGAACACGAAGCGTTTGAGGAATGGGCGCGGAACCATCTGGGTCAAGGCTACCCGCTGACGATGGATGAGCATGTGTACGAGCATCCTGTCACGCGATGGGCATTCAAAGCATGGAAAGCATCAGCAGATCGCCGCGCCCAGCCAGAGGGCGAAGCGCCGCAAGCCAAGGACACGCCTGAATCAATGGCCCAAAGTAACGCTCGCTTTTCGATTGACGGCGCCATCCAGTATGGCCGCGAGAATCGCAATGAACCGCCCGGCACCGATCACTGGCTCTATGAATACTGGAACATCGGCCGTCAGCTTGCGCAGCTTGGCGCAACTGGCTGGGATAACGTGACGCCAACCCCTGCCGCCACTTTGTCGCCTCTTTGTGGCGCCCAGCATGCAGAGAGCGGCAAAGAGGTGGCGGGTCAGCGCGACATAGCCCTAGACCTGATCCACTACGAAAGCGAAGATGGTCACACCCTGGTCCGGCTAGACAAGGTCAAGGAACTACTCGCCGCCCAGCAAGCCGCAGCATCTGGGTTGCTGAATTACTTGCGCGACGGCTATGCGAGTGGCTTCTTTGCCAGTGGGCCGGATGATGGCGACCATCGCTTTACGCTGCATTACGACACGGCAGAGCAGGCAGAGGAAGCGTTTATGGCAGTCACCAGCGCCATCGAATCTAGCGCCCCCGGCACACCGGAAGCGCCGACCGATGCCGGGATTCCGGCTTCGCCTGACCTGAATAAGCGCATGGCCGACGCGCTGAACGTGACCCTGTGGCTGTACCGTCGCTTGCCCAGTGCTTACGGCCGCCCGCCATTCGTTGACGCCGCGCTGCTCGAAATGGCGAAGATCGCGGACATCGATGCGCAAGGTTCAATCGCCGAGCGCGCCGCCCAGCTCGACGGCGGCCAGGAAGGGAGCGCGTGATGGCTGACCTGAGCCACCTGAGCAAGCGCGCGCTTGGCGCAGTAGCAAAGACCGGATCCGCCGCCTGGGGCCGGATGGGATCGTCGACCCAGCACGCGCGCTACAGCGAGCCGCTACCGAAACGGCGTGGGCGGCGCAAGAACTGCCACTGCGGTTGCGCCCAGCGCGTCACGCACGCTTGCATGGCGAACGGTGTGTGCTTGGGGCAGTCCTGCGAGTTGGGCGCCGCGCGATGGGTGCGGACCGGATATTCCAAGCCAATTACCCGCCAGGAAGGGAGCGAATCAAATGGCTGACCTGATCCTGCCAGTGAAGCGCATCTACTTCGAGCAGATGCGCGACGGCGTGAAGAAGGCCGAGTACCGCCTGACAACCGAGTTCTGGCGCAAGCGGCTGGAGGGTCGGGCCTACGACCGCGTGGTCATCACGCTGGGGTACCCGAAGCGCGATGACGATGCGCGCCGGCTGGTCTTCCCGTGGCGTGGCTACGCGATCGAGAAAATCACGCATCCGCACTTCGGCGCAGCGCCGGTCGAAGTTTTCGCAATCAATGTGGGGAGCGAATCAAATGGCTGATACCTTGGACGTCAAATATGAGTTCGAGCGCTGGATGTCGCAGCAAGGCGAGTCGGCGGTGTACATCGGCGATGGCCTGTACAGCAGCGGGGACGTGTCCGATCAGGCCGAGGCGTTCGCCGCCGGCGTCGAGTTGGTCCGCGCAGCCCTTGCTTCTCGCCCTGCTGAGGTGGACGACGAAGGGTTGCAGTCCGTGCCAACTGAAATCACGCGCGAAATGATGCGGGCAATCCAGACGCAATCTGAGCTTGGTGCATACGCCTGCTCAAACCTGTCGGACGCGTACAACCTGATCAACGAGCTGTGGAGCATTGCACTTTCGGCGGCACCCTCACACACCACCAATAAGGAGAAGTGATGCAAAAGCAAACGATCCAGTCGCGGTACATCACGCTCCAGGAGTGGGCCGCGATGATGTTCTCGAAGATCCCTCACCAGAACACGCTGCTGCGCTGGGTGCACGATGGGCATATCTACCCGCAGCCGAAGAAGGTCGGGAAGGCATGGCAGGTAAAGCGCGACGCGCAGTACGTGGAGTGATATGGGGCGGCAGAGATTGGCGAAGAACCGGGCCTTGCCGCCCAACCTGTACGTGAACACTGGGGGATATTACTACTACCGCGACGCGGCGAGGAAGACGCAGAAAGGACTCGGCAAGGACCGGGCAAAAGCGATCCTCGCGGCGAAGCAGGCGAATGCGGCGGCAGCCATGCGCGAGCCGTCATCGCTGGTCGATTGGGTGATGGGCAAGAGCGACTACACGCTGGTCGAGTGGTTGCCCGTCTACCGCGAGTTATGGGACGCGAAGGTGCAGCCGACAGCGAACACGCGCTACGGCGCCAATAGCTTGATCCGGAAGATCGCCGCGGCCAACATCGGCCTGATGAAGATGCGGCACATAGAGACGATGCACGTGGCCCAGTTCCTCGACACGTTCGCGAAGGAGAGCGGCGCCGGCCACGCGCGCAACATGCGCTCGAAGCTGGGCGACATTTTCAGGTGGGCAGAAACGCAGGGGGTGATCGATGTCGGCCGAAGCCCGGTCACCGCTACGTTCAACCCGGAGTACAAGGTGAAGCGCGAGCGCATGAGTCTGGAGCAGTTCTGGCTGATCCACGCGCAGGCCTCGACGTGGGCCAAGAACGCGATGATGCTGGCCTTGGTAACCGGCCAGCGGCGCGACGACATCGTGAACATGAAGTTTGCCGACTACCAGGACGGATACCTGCACGTGGCGCAGGGGAAGTCGGGCGGGGAGACGCGGCTGCAGATCGACGGATCGATCAAACTGGCCAAGGTCGGCGTGTCGGTAGCGGAGGTGATTGCGGGATGCCGCGACCTGATCGTCACGCGGCATTTGGTGCACCACACTGAGCGCGTATCGACGGCCACGCCGGGCGGCAAGGTAGCGGCCAACTCGGTGACGATCGCGTTTGCGAAGGCGCGCGAGCTGGCCGGGATCACGGCATCGGAGAGCAGGACGCCGCCGACTTTCCACGAGATTCGCAGCCTGTCGGAGAGGCTGTACCGGGATGAGTTCGGGGCAGATTTTGCGCAAGCGATCCTCGGCCATCGCAGCGCGCAGATGACGGCGAAGTACGACGATTTGCGGGGCGGCTGGAAGAAGGTCAGCGCGAAGTGATTTCGGAAAGTATTCGACGGATTTCTGTAATCCTGACGAATCGCCTTTAGGTACGGGCGCGCTTTCGGATGCAGCTATTTACATCTGACACAGTTTGGCGGCGTGACTGGTGGCGTGATCGGTCCACCTGGCCGCCGCGCGCCGCCCGTGGGCAGCGCCGCGACGACCGACCGCGTTCACAGCCGGCTCGCTGCGGTGACGGTGTCCAGTGCCAGCAATTGCGACTTCTCGGCATTGCTCAGGCGCTTGGCGGTGACGGTTACGGTGGCGACCTTGGCGCCGCTGGCGATGGCCGCGCTGCTGGCATTGAATGCGGTGGCGTTGGCGTCCGATACCTTGGCCAGATAGCCGACAGGAACGGCGATCAGGGCGGCGGCGATGAAGACGGCTTCCATGTGTTTGAGGACGTTCATTTTGCTTCTCCTTGGTGGGTGAGTGGTGTGTCGATGTGTGTACTGTAGGCGCGTCCCCACACGGCTTCCAGCGGCGTGCGACGAGTGGCAGAAAACGGGGGGTGAGCTGCATCAGGGCGGCCCTGACCATGCGCTTGCAGCGTTACTGCGCTCAGCGGTTTCACCAGCCCTCCGCTAGTCCTGCGCAGGGGCGCATGGGCGCCACGCTATCTTCGGGAAACGTGCATGACCGGCCCCTTCGCCACTCTGACCCGCAACATCGCTGCGTCACGCACGGCGCGGCGGCGCGCCCGCAATCTGCGCCGGGGCTGGACCATCTCCCTTGGTCCGGCCTGGGCCTGGGCCGCGCTGGCACTGGTGATGGGCGGCGCGGTTGCGCTGGCACTGCACGCGCGTGCCTTGCCGAACGATGCCCAGGATGTTCCCGGCGCCCAGGCGCTGGCTGCGCTGCAGCCGCTGGCGCCGGGCCTGGAGCTCGTCGTGCAGGCGGGCAGCGGCGTATCGCTGACGCAGC